ACGATTAAAAAATGTATATTTTTTCATTCGCGGAATCTTAGGACTGAAATAAATCAGTCCTTTTTTATTTGTATAGAGTCCAAAAAGTCTTCTAATACTTTCCATCCAGTTTCGTCAAGAGCCGCCAATCCGGAAACAAGTCTCTTTTTAAAAGAATCATCTTCCTCAGTCATGAGCTGTCCGACAAACTGTGCGATTTCATCAGAGTAGGACAGTTTCACAAACATATCACCCTCTCCAGTACGGAGCCAATTTTCGTTGACATTATATTTTGTACATATAAGAGAAATAACTGCATCGATAGGTTCATTTCTACCGGACTCGTAAGTTGCTATGGTGTTTCTTTTAATTCCAATACCTTCAGCAAATTCTTGTTGAGTCATATCCAATTCTTTTCTTAACTTTTTTAGGCGTTCGTTCATTTTCTCACCTCTTTTCTTGATATTGATTATACAACATAGCAGAAAGAAAAGCAATACAAAAAGTCGCAAAATCACAAAAAGTCGCAAAAACACAAAAAACAGATTGACAAATTCTATTATGCGACATATAATGTTCACATAGCAACAAAAAACAAACGAAGAAAGGAGTAAGAAATGTCAGAGAAAGAAAAACAGATTATCAAGACACTTGCCGATAAGTTACCAGCAATGAGCGAAAGAGAAAGAGGATACCTCGAAGGAACGATCGCAACTGCAGCGGCAATGAGCAGTAAGAAAGAGGAACAGGAGAAAAACAATTCAGAGAAAAAGGTTGGATAAGATCAGGGAGGCGAAAACAATGAAGAGAAGTATTAATCACAAGAGATACAGCGGATATCCAGAAGAATTAAGTCTGCTGAAAGGATTTAAGGTTGTTGGAGTCGGATGCGGAGATATCGAAAAAGAGGGTGCAACAAGCATCATGCTGATGAATGACCACAATGTCGCTGTTGACCTGAACATCACGGATGAAGGAACATACATCAGCGAGTTTTACGCACTTACACAGGACTTTATTCCAAGAACCTATGAGGATGATTAGAGAGGAGAAAAAAATAGCAACAAGTACAAACCGTAACACATAAACTTTTCTAGGAGGTGATGCGGGTGATCGTAGAGATCAAAAAGACAGAAAGCGGATGCACATACAAATTCGATGATTCTGCTTATCTGGGGAAAAGCGAAAAAGAGCATGAAAAAGTGATCAATGATGTATCAACTATCATAAACGAACATCTGAGATCAAGAAAGGATAAAACCGCTTAGGCGGTGGAAAGAAGGACAAGCATGGAGGATTGTTGCTACTGTCAGCATAGAAACAGTTGTATGGAACGCAGTCGATGTTATCCGTGCACATCATACAAAAAGGAAGAAAGGAGAAAGACCACATATGGATTATCAGATGGACGAAAACACAGGAACTGGGCTGCTGCTCTGGGACATGGGAAGAAGCGGACGAGTACGCCAGGAAGAAGAACAAAGGAGATTACATCATATTAGAATGAGTCTTTGGCGAACAAGATTTATTACAGGGATAGGAATGCTTGTTGGACTCTTCTATGCTTCCGGAGCAGCAATTACATATTCCATATCAGTCAAAGTGCCAGGGTCAACGCTGGAGCGCGTCCTGATCGGACTGGCTGTATCAGCAAGCTTCTACGCGCTGAATTCGATTGCAAGGACGCTGGAAAAACAAATAAAAAAATAACACTTCCGGAGGTAACGGAAGTGTTGAATGCAAGACTTTTGTCTCGCAGATATTAAAGACATTATTATCTTAACATCTATGGGGCAGGAAGTCAAGAAAAACGGGGGTTCTGCCCCATTTTAATACTCGATTAAGATATTAAAGATAGAGGTACATGATGGCGACAAAGAGAGTAACACACACCTTCCGGAAGGGAGACATCCTGGAGGTGAAGGAATACCATGATGGCAGGTATGGAGCAAGGGGACTGCCAAGAGAAAAGAAGAGAAAGCCGACACCGGAGCAGATGGCAGTAGTGAACGCCATGAATAAGGCGGAGACAGCCAGACACAGATTGTTGGAGTACTTTGGAAAGGGGGACTATTTCCTGACATTGACGTACAGAGTCGAGGCAAGACCTCCGGACATGGCGAAAGCGAAGAAGGATTTCACGAATCTGATAAGTAAGCTAAGAACAAGATACAAGAAAGAACAGATCGAATTGCGCTGGATCCGGAACATTGAGAAGGGAACCAAGGGAGCATGGCACATCCACATGGTCATCACCGGATGCCGGGATACGATCCGCTGGGTAGAGGAATGTTGGCCACACGGTGGAATCTATGCAGAGAAGTTAGAGAAAAGCAAATACTACGAAGAGGATTTCTCACAGCTTGCATCCTACATCACCAAAAATGAGAAGGTGGGAGAAAAGAGGGAGGATGGAAAGAGGGACAAGCCAAGGCTCAGTGAATCCAGTTACAGTACTTCGCGGAACATGCCACTGAAACCACCAAAGAAGAAAAAACTGGCAAGATGGCCGAAAGAAATCAAACAGAAGAATGGATATTACATTGCCAAGAGCTATGAAGGAATCAATCCGGCTACAGGATTCAAATACCGGAGATATACATTGATCAGGCTGAACAGGAGGATTTGAAGAATGAAGACGGTGAAGATCTACATAGAAACCACGATCACAGGACCGGCAGCACCAAAGAGAGGAGGATATGCTGCAGCCTTAACATTTACAAGGAGAAACGGAGATATTGAAGACCGATTCCTGAAAGGAGAAGAGGAAGGAACAACTTATAACCGCAGCGTGCTTCTGGCAATGATCTATGCACTGCAAAAGCTTAAAGAACCATGCAGAGTTGTGTTCTACACGAGGAACACGTACATCAAGAACATGATACTGGCAGATAATCCAGAAAAGTGGAGACGAGCAGAGTGGAAGAAATCAGATGGAAAAGGCATACAGAATCAAGATCTGTGGAAAATGTTCTTGGAAGAGAGCACAGAACACGAGATAGAGATCGTATACGAAAACAACAGTGAGTATAAAAGGACGCTTGAAGCGTACTTGCAAGGAAAAGAGGTATAAAGATGTTTGATAAATTTGGAGAATTTGATTCTTACGAGGAGATCAACCGTGCGGCCAAAGCACAGTTGGAAGAGGGGGACTTAGAAGCGATCAAGACAATCGCAGAGGAGAACGGACTGGATCCGGAAGACGCAGAGGACTTTTGCACCGGTGCAATCGAGGAGCTGACAACACCGAGACTTGCAGCTATAGGAAAACTGGAACTGGAAGCGAAAGATCTGAGTCTGACAGGAGCATTGAGAGATTGGACGGATTTTATCGAGCAGTTATGTTTAGAGTCCAAAGAGATGGCTCTTGCAGTCAGAAGGAAAGGAAAATCACTGAAAGACTGCATGGCAATGATCTTGAAGACTGCATTTAATGCCAAAGCACGGTTGGACGACAGGATCACAAAGGCAGCAGGACTGACACCACCGTTGTATATCAGCATTCCGGGAAAGGCACAGATTAAAGAGATCGTAAGGGAATATTACCTGGGTGAGAAGAAATGAGAGTATACAAAGGGTTCAATAAAAAAATTCAGGCAAAATACGGAAAAGGGACATTCCAGTACGAGAAAGGGAAGACCTACAAAGAAGAGAAAAGCAAAACAAGGTCAACTGGATTCCATGCGGCGGAGTACATCCTGGATTGCCTGCAGTGGTATCCGATCGATGGAAAGAACAAATTCTTCCTGTGCGAAGCTGGCGGAAGTATAGACGAAGAGGATGGATGCTCGATGGTCGTATCTACAGAGCTGACATTATTAAGAGAACTGACACTTATGGAGATTGCAATGGCGGCAATGGAATATATGATCATCCATCCAAAGAGGGCATGGGAGAAAAGAGAAAGAGGTGCATACGCAGAAAAAGAGCGGTCAAAAGCAATCGGAGAGACAAAGATAGCAATCGCAAGAGGAAAACATCCGAAAGTGAAAGGCGAATACGGAACTGTGATCGGACTGATCGTAGAGGACGAGAAAGGCAAGCCAGTGGCAGCAGGCGTGAGGAATGTTGACGGAATACAAGCGAAAGCGCATCAGATCTATTCCATGACAGAAGAAAGAGAATGGGTGGAGGTGCAGAAATGAAACGAAAAGCGATTGAACGGATCAAACCAAAGAAACCGGAAGGAAAAGGACTTACAGCCACGCTGCAGGAGTTGGGGGAAATCCTGATCCTAAATATCTATCAGGCGAAGGAACTGCTGGTGCGGTACTGTATCAACTATGAGACAGGGGAACATGAGTACTGGAAAGAGCAGCATGGTTGGAGAAAAGGCGGTATCCTGAATGCACTGAACGAGGACTGGCGAGACTGGGAATGGAGAACATATGACGATTATCCGAAATTGCAGGGGAAAGACGCAAACAGGATCAAAGAATTGATTAGACACAGAGCGTGGAACAACAGCCCGTGGGAGAGAATCAACGGATTGGAACATAGCTATAACAGCGAGATTAGGGAAAGATGTGAAACAAACCGGAAAATGAAACTCATGAACCTAATGAGAAAAGTTCCAGGTCGTCCGAAGAATCTGAGAGAATGGTTCTTTGAACAGGCAGCAGGAGAGGATTACATGTTCCGGAACAGGGAAACGAAAGAATTTGTCTGCACAAACTGCGGAGAATCCAGCTGGCCGGAAGAAATCAAGTGGCAGGACGGAGAAAAGAAGATCCGGCACAATGACATGGTATTCTGCCCTTCCTGCGGAAAACTGGTGAGGGCAAAGACAAGAACAGACCATATCGAACAGAAATGGAAGAGCTGCTATCTCATCCAGCCGGTAGATGAAGATACGAGCGTACTCCGGATCATAGAAGCAAAGGTCGGATGGGATAATGGAAGACATTATGTCGAGTTTGGAGATGAAATCAGAATCCTGCTGTACAAGGTCTACTCCAACAGAAAATTGAAGAAGACATACATGATCTATTATGAGGACTCCTGGGATGGATGGACAAAAGGAAACCGGAAAAACCTAAGAGCAAGAGAAGGATACTTGTATCCGGAAGAATTTGGCCAGATATTAGACGGAACCACTTACAGCGAAGCAACAAGAGTCCTGGAGCATTTATCGAAGACGGGAATGGAACTGAACTACAACAGACTTGTGGCAGGGACAGGACAGATGAAAGGATATGCACAGAAGATAGAGTACCTGGCAAAAGGACGCTTTTGGAATCTGCTGAGAGATACGATCGGCTGTACAGACTATCCGGGATATCCGACACAATACTATGGACCATTGGACATGAGAGAGGAAAGCATTGAGGGAATGTTCAGAATCCAAGACCGTCAGAAGATCAACCGGATCCGTGACGAACATGGCGGTAACAGAATGGTACGCTGGATGCAGTATTCGGATGAGACAGGACAGAAGATCTCAAAAGAGACAGTACAGTGGATGATAAAGAATGAGATAGAACCGAGCAGCATCCGGGGACTGGAAAAATATATGAGTCCACAGAAGATTATGAACTACATTGAAAGGCAGAAAAAAGAACAATATGCAGGAATGACGGCAAAAGCTGTGCTTGAAGAATATAAAGATTATCTCAATATGTGCGAGGCATGCTGCAAAAATATGGCTGACGAGATGGTCTATCGTCCAAGAGAGTTAAAACGCAGACATGATGAAGTTGTTGTAGACCGGCAGCAGATACAGATCTTGAAAGAACTGGAAAACAATGCAGAGGGAAAAGAAGCCTATGCACAGGAAATGCGGCAGAAGTTTCCGGAAGCAGAAGAGATCCTGAAAGAGATTAAGAGCCGATATGAGTACGAAGACGAAGAGTATAAGATCATTGTACCGAACACGTTAGTGGATATCGTGAAAGAAGGACGTGCGCTGCATCATTGTGCCGGCAGCAGTGAACGATATTTTGACAGGATCGAGAGCAGAGAGACATACATTTGTTTCCTGCGGAGGCAGGAAACACCGGGAATCCCGTTTTACACGATCGAAGTAGAGCCGGGAGGCACAATCAGACAGCACAGAAGCTATTATGACGAAGAGCCGGGAATCGAGGAAATCCGGGTATTCCTGAAAGAATGGCAGAAGGCAATCAGGAAACGTCTGACAGAGAAAGATAAGAGGTTGGCCAAGATCAGCAAGATCAAGAGAGAAGCCAATATTGCAGAGCTGGAAGAGAAAAAGAATATAAGAGTCCTTCAGGGATTAGCGGAAGATTTCCTTGAAGCAGAAGAGATAGAAAAAGAACTGGAGGCGGTTTGATGGAATTAGCGCAGTATCAAAATTATGAGGAATACAAAAAGGCAATGAACACCGTCCTGAACAGAACAGTGGAAGATTTTGTCATGACTGGATATCTGCTGAAGCAGGGAAGAGATAGCGATATCTTAAAGGATTCAGGATATAGCAATGTCAATGAATTTGCGTGGGCGGAATACAAGCTTGAAGCCACACAGGTATCCAGATACATCAGAATCAATGACAGATTCTCGGAGGGTGGTTACTCTCCGAGACTGCAGGAAAATTATAAAGGATTCGGCTATGCGAAGCTAGCACTAATGCTGACGCTTCCGGAAAGCGTAGCAGAAGAACTGACACCGGCATACAGCAAGTCAGAGATCCAGGCAGTCAAAGAAGAGATTGAAAACGAGGAGAAGATCACAGATATCGAAGTCATTTTGGAAGGCGAGAAAGAAGAACAGAAAGAACTCGACAATCTGGAAAAGGCAATCCATCAGATCTGCATGGATGAACCGGAACTGTATCTGAAGCTGCATGAGGCAGTCAGAACAAGCGTAGAAACAGGACGAATCAAAGAAGTGTTAGCACCGGACGGGGACAAGCTATACAGTGTAAGACCACAAGGCTGCGGAAGAATTATGCTCTATCTAAACGATGAGAAAGACGAGGTCATACTGCAGGTTGTAAGACAAGGACTGAAAGAAAAGTTTACCTGGGAGAATATTTTAAGCTATCTCGTCCTGATCACAGAACAGGAAGATGCAAAACAGAACTGGGAGGAACTTTACGGACAGAAATATCCGGAAAAAGAACAGATTGCACCAGTGCAACCGAAAAAAAGAAAAGAGTCAAAGGTAGTGAAGGCGAAGCTGCCAAAACCAAAAAAACCGGAGAAACAGGAGACGGAGAAACCGGTAGAGCTTCCAAACGACATTCCGGGACAGACAGAGATTGAGAAAGATTTTCCGGAAATGCTTCCGGAAGCAGGGGGAACGCAGGAAATACAGAGCGATTTTATCAGAGCAGGACAGCACAAAGAGGAAAATTGCACCAGTGCAATGCCGGAACCTGTGGAGATTGTGGAAAAACCTGTGGATAATTCAGAGCAGATGGAAGAAAATGCGAGAAACACAGAAGCGGGAGCCAATTCAGAACCGGTGGATAAGTCCGAAGAAGAACAGAATCCGGCTGGCAGCAGATGGGAATACATGAAGACAATGGAATCATACAAGATGGCACTGTACATGGCAGCATCCGTGAAAGAGATGCCTCACATGATGTTGAACTCAGCAGAATATTGGAAGAAATGGTTAGAAGCAGAGGTGGATGAAAATGGAGAAGAACTCAGTAAATAACAAAATAATCCATAGCTTTCGAGAGGTGGACTTATCAGCGATAGCGATACCATCGATTGCAATTTATAAGCACCCGCGGGATATACCGGATAAATATGTTGCGAGAGTCTATGCTTGCAGCAGTCCGACGAACATTATCATGCTGGCAGATTCCGCAGAAGAGCTGAGAAAAGACATTGAAGGAGTATGCGAACCGTGCATATGGTTTGATCGAATGCAAGGAGATCCGAAAAACTTAGTTGGGGTGTATATCTTATGAGCATCGATTATTCAGACATGGCATTTCCGAAATTAGCCTGCAAGAAAAAAAGGAAATCACATAAAAAGAGCATCCTCAAGAGTAGAAAGGGAGTCTGCTATCTCTGTTTGATACTCTATGACGACCCTTCCAAGAAGTACACAGAGGAACATCATATCATGTTCGGATCCGGACAGCGCGAACTATCTGAGGCAGATGGACTCAAGGTGGATCTGTGCCGGAATCATCACAAAGAAGGACCAGAAGCAGTCCACAATAACCGAGAAATGCGGGAACTACTCTGCAGAATAGCACAGACAGAATATGAGCAGACACATACGAGAGAAGAGTGGATGGCGAGATATAAGAAAAATTATTTATAGTTACCTCCGCTGAATGGCGTGGAGATAAAGTATGTCACAAACTGTAACATGAAGGCAAAGGATTTCCTCCCTGGATGCGGCAGGGAGGAGAAAGGAGCAGGTAAGTGCCAAAAAGACAGAGATCAACAGCTTGGAAAAGCGAGCTGGCTGAGATAAATGCAAAAGCAAGACAGGAAGGAATGAGTTATGGACAGTATGTGGGATTAATGTACTGCGAAGAGAGAAATGAAATGGAAAGAAGGAGAAGATATGACAGAAAGAGACGCGAGAGATTTGGTTGATTGGCTGGATCAGGCAGAAGAGGAAACAAAAGCAACAATTGCAGAGCATGAAAGAATCGATCCATTTTATGACGGAGTGCTTTCAACGGTTCAGACAGTCCGTGAATATATCAAGAAAATGTGTAAGGTGGATGAAGCAGAAAGGAAAATAAATGACAAGGAAAGAACAAGAGGATCAAGAACAGCTTGAGTGGATGCGGAAATGGAAAGAACGACGGAAGGGAAAAAGAGACGTGAGAAAAAAGTCACTGTTTTATAAGGCTTTAAGGAGACTCGGAATCATAAAGGACTATGAGGAAGATATAAGAATAAAAATGGAGATGTGCGAAAGAGCAAGAAAGGCAAATGTATGCCCTGAGGATTGCGACATTTGCGCATGGAGCACGAAAGGAGGAGTTGATTACAATGGTTATATTACGACCGGTAGGAACAACAGGAAACCGTCTGAAGTATCTGCGAAAAATCAGAGGACTGACAAGAGAAGAGGCAGCAGTCAAGTTAAACATCAAGGAAGAAAGATTGCAAGATCTTGAGACCGGAAGGAAAGGACTGACGTTAGGAGAGGCAATCAAATGCGCGGATATATATAATGTGTCCATAGATTACATTGTTGGAAGAAGAGAAATGTAGGAGTGATGAGCAGTGAAACGAAGTACAGACACACGCTGGAGTCCTGCGGAAATCCAGCAGAACCAAAAAGAACATTATGCTGCTATGGCAGAGCATCCACCGGATCGGAAGGCAAGCGAGAAGTTTCATCGACCAGCATACCAGGCAGGAAAGCTGATTGAAACACAAGGGCAGCAGTTGTGGCATGGTGATGTAACGGAGTACATAGCCAGGAAGTACAAGATAGGAGATGATGCCAATGGAGAAGAGACTGGAAGAGAACAATGTAAAAAACGAGAACGACAGGAAGAAAACCTATCTCAGGGCATACAGAAAACATGGGAAGAGAATCAAGAGGATCGAATCAGAGATTGAAGAGATCAGGAACATGAAGATGTATCCATCATCGAATAATGATGGGATGCCACATGGATCCAATCAAAGCGATTTAAGCTCTTACGCGGCAGCTCTTCAGGAAAGAGAGGACGAGCTGTATCAAGAGGGAGTAAAGCAGGTACAGACATACAAAGATATAGAATACAGAATCAATAAGCTGGAGAATCAAGACGAAAGAGATGTTATGTTCTACAAGTATATCAAAGGATTTACATGGTGGCAGATAGCACAGCTTATGGAGTACAGTGAGAGTTGGATCTACGAATTACACGGAAGAGCACTGAAAAATATTCAAATCAATTAAAGAGTGGAGTCCACTGGAGTTCTAACTGTGCTAATCTGATATTGTCGAAAGACGGACAGATACATACAAATTTCTTGAAAGAGACACTTGCAATCCTCTCGGCAGGTGTCTTTTTGCATGAAGGAATGTAACTATGACAGATAAAGAAGCAAAGAAATTTTACAACTCAACATTGTGAAAGCATAAGCGGATACGGATTCTTGAGAGAGATCACTATGAGTGCCAAGACTGCAGAAAGAGATTGGAGGATGCAGTGGCAGCGGGCCGCATCCTGCAAGGAGAAGACAGAAAGATCAGAAGAGCTGAAGAGGTGCATCATATTGTTGAACTAAAAGAGCATCCGGAGCTAGGGTTGGAAGATGACAACCTGATCAGTCTGTGTGTGAAGTGTCACAATCTGCGACATGGAAGGACTCCAAGAAGATTCCAAAGAAAGAAGAAGCTTGCGAGCGAAGAAAGATGGTAGCTACACTGAGGGCAGACATAGCTTAGGAGGAGACAAGCGGACGGTGCAAGCCGTCGCATGTGCGGTTCGAGTCCGCAGCTGTCCTCAATTTTTAAATAGACCCCCCCGGTAAATTCTCAGCGATTTTTCCTGAGTGAAGAACGGGGATGTAGCCATGACTCTGGAGAAAAATGAAAATCTCGCGTAAAAAGGGTAAGGGTATCGGATTTTAAAATTTACTTTAAGAAGAAATTTTTTAACACGGGCATAAAAACCCGTGTTTTTTAGCAAAAAAAGTTACGAAAAAGGCATGATTTGAGCGAAAAGAGGTGAGCAAATTGACACAAAAAGACGTGAAAATGTCGCTGATCAGACAGTTGGAACTACGTGGAATGAGTGCAGAATTCTACATGGATTTAGTGAATGATTATATATATTACTGGTCATTGAAAAAGAAACTAATAGCAGATATTAAGAGCAAAGGGTTGAGATACGAGACCGTGAACGGGAATGGAATGACGGTGGAAAAAGCGAATGAAAGCGTTGTCAATTTGCAGAAAACTACGGTCACTATGTTGAAGATCCTGGCAGATCTGAAGTTAAAAGAGCCGGTACCGGAGCCGGAGAATCCTACAGATGGTTATCTGTAAAGAGATTGATTATTATCTCAAATATGCCGAAGAACATCCGAACTGGATAAATAAAAAAAGAAAATTACTCTTTGAAAACATCGTAAAGCCGTTGATGAAGCGGGATGATGTTTTTTTTGATGAAAAAACATATAGGAATTGTATTAAGTATTGTGAAAGCAATTATTACAAATTATTCCCGTTTCAAAAGTTCATTTATGCATTTGCATTTATGTACAAAGATGATATTCCGGTTTTTCCCACGTTTTTCATAAAAGAGGGACGAGGAAATGGAAAAGATGGTTTCATCATACCGCTGGCGAATTTTTTTCAGACTCCACTATACGGAGTAATGAATTATCACGTTGAAATCGTAGCGAATTCGGAGGACCAGGTAAAAGATACGTTCAAAGTAGCGTATGACATGCTGCATGATAATCCTAAGTTTAAAGGTAAGTTCTCGGTCACAAAGGAGCTGATCTCAAACCTTGTAACTGGTGCAGAAATGAAATATAACACATCAAATGCAAAAACAAAGGATGGAAAAAGAACCGGTTGCCTGGTGCTCAATGAGATACATGCATATGAAAATTATGATCAGATCAATGTATTTGAATCATCGTTTGGTAAAGTTAAGCATTCACGGGAATTCATAATCACGACAGACGGATATGTCAGAGACGGTCCACTGGATGAAATATCCGCAATGTGTATGGAAATTCTTGAAACGGGAGAAAACCCGCTGGGATATTTTCCATTCATATGCGAGATAGACGATCTGAAAGAAGCAGAGAATCCGGATGCATGGCATAAAGCAAATCCATCACTGGAATTTCTGCCAATTCTGGAAAACCGCATTATGCATGATTACCTGGAACAGAAAAAAATTCCATCTAAGCGAGCGGAGTTCCTGACAAAGAGAATGAACCTTCCGGCAAGAAGAGAGGAAGAAACGGTAACGACGTGGCATAACATCCTGCGGGCGTGCTACGAAGGTGACACAAGGGAAGAAATGGAAAAGAAAATTCCAAGGATCACTAAAAACACGAAAGGTCAGTTGGCGATAATCGGAATTGACTATGCGGACGTGCGGGACTTCGCGAGTGCAGGGATCATGACCAAGGACTATGAAACCGGAGAATACATCTGGAGACAGCACACATGGATCTGTGAAGATTCTCCGTTCCTGAGTTCTATCAAGTTCCCAATTATGCAGAATATGGGACAACCGGAGTTCGAGGATTACGAAGTAGTACCAGGACCAGTCATAGATGTGAATACTATAGTGGCATGGTGCTTAGACAAGATGCAGGATTATGAGGTTAAGAAAATTACGATGGATACGTATAGATACAACCTGTTCAAAATGGCATTCGAAGCCGTGGGATTGACGGTTGAAGATAAGAAAAATAAAGACGGAATAGTAAGGCTTGTGAGAAAGATTACGTCTGCAACGGGAATTATTGCACCGGCGATCCAGGCGCTATTCAGTCAGCACCTGATTAATTATGGACCGTCTTCTATTATGCGCTGGTATACAAATAATACGAGCGTCACAGAGGATAAATACGGGAACAAGACATTCGGAAAGATAGAACCGAAGTTGAGGAAAAATGACGGATTCATGGCTTTTGATGTGGCCATGTTTAGCAAAGATGAGATAGAAATGCAGGTAATCTATATTTAGTAGGAGGAACGATGTTTAATTTTTTATTCCAGGACAAAAATAAAGGATTACAATCGCTTGCGGAAACGATAACGATCGAGCTTGAAAAACTAAATATAGCGAAGCTGGCGGTGGAAAAAGCGGAAACTATGATAGCAAAAGCTATAGCAAAGTCGGATATTCTGATCCAAACACAGAGCGAGAATAAAAGGAAATATGAATACAGGCTTAATGTTCAGCCCAATGATAATGAGAATGGGACGTACTTCTGGACAAAAGTTGTAAAAAAGCTTTTGAGAGAAGGGGAGGCTGTGATTATCCGGATTGGAGAGAAATATTACCGGGTGCAGAGCTTTCAGGAATCGGATAACGTAATGACTGGAAGACTGTATAGTAACATAACGGTTGAAGCAGCGGAAAAACAATATTCCCTGCTTAAAACATTTTTGTCAGGAGATGTAATTCATTTAAGATACGACAACTCGAAGATAAGAGTGCTCTTGAACTCTATGCTATCACAGTACGAAACAACAGCAAATTCTGTTAATGCAATGATGCAGATTGCAAATAGTCCAAAATTCAAATTAAAAGTACCAGGACAGCTTAATCTTGTACGAAGAGGAAAAGACGGAGAAAGTGATAAAAAGATCACGAAAGAAGAATATACGGAAGAATTAAAGAAATTATTGGAATCAAAGAGCCTTGCTATCATTACGGAATCAAACGGAATTACACTGGAGCAGCTTGGTATACAGACAGCGACAAAAGCTGAAGAACTCGTAAAAATCAAAGAGGAAATTAATAATGCAACAGCAGAAGCTTATGACATTCCCCAAGCAGTATTTAACGGGAACATTACGGAGAAAAGTGATGCTACAAATGAGTTCATCACGTATGCAGTCGGACCGGTTGCAGAAGTTATAAACGATGAATTGACAGCAAAACTTGTAGGTGCGGAAGACTATGCGGGCAAGAATGAACGGGTGATGGTATGGCTTGCAAGATTCAAGCACGTGGATGTGGTAGACAGTGCGAATAACCTGGATAAACTGAGATCTAATGGATGGAATTTTGACGAAATCCGGGAGATGGTGGGATATCCGGTACTAAATACACCGTTCAGTCAGGCAAGAGCACTGACGAAAAACTACACTACAGGAGAGGAGGACAATTCGAATGCAGAAACCAGTTAACACAGCTTAGGGAGGTGATCCAATTATCTCGGAGTTATCCGTTAAATAACAAATAAAAAGAAAGGATAAGACTATGGAACAGAAAAATATTGTGTATAGATTTCAGCAAATTGATAATGTACATGAAATTTTCATCTTTGACGACATCAGAAAAACAGGTCCGTTCAATTGGGATACATGGCAGTATGATGACTCTGAGACATCAGCCAAGCATTTCAAGGAACTTCTGGATGCCATTCCGGAAACAGATGAGATCAAGATCTATTTCAACAGCAATGGTGGAAGCGTAGACCAGGGGACAGCCATTTACAACATGCTTCAACAGCATGGATCCTATAAGACGGGAATTGTAATGGGCGGATGTCATTCTATCGCATTTACAATTTTGCAGGCGTGTGATAAGCGTATCATGGGACAGGGAACAACAGCCATTATTCATGATATGTGGGAGACAGTTACAGGAAATGCAGCAGATCTGAGGGCAGAAGCAGACAATCTGGACGTAGCAATGGACAGTTGCGTGGCGTTATTTATGCAGAGAGCAACCATTTCAGAAGATGAACTCAGAGATCTGATGCATAAGACCACCACATTGTCTCCTCAGATGGCTTTGGAGTATGGACTGATTGATGAGATTGGTGTCGCACAGAAGGAAGAGGAACAGGGCGTGAAGCTGCAGGAAGTTCTTAGAGAAAATGAAATGCTTCAGATGCAGCTGAAAAACAGAAATGAACATCAGAAACAGTTGGCTGAGTTTTATCAGTTGACACATAAGAAAGAAGAGAAGAAGGAAGAAAAAGACAGCACCGGTTGGGGTGCATTTTTTGGTTAGGAGGAAATGAAGAATGAGGATTGAAGATTTAAGCCAGGAAGTAAAAGACAAAGTGAAACAGCTTCTGGACAATGCACCGGCAGATCAGAAAGCAGAAGCAATTATGCAGTCAATTGAAATGATCGATGAAGCAATGCACGCCGATCTGATTCAGCAGGTAGTAGCAGAGGCAGAAAGAGCAAGCAGAGATGCAGATTACAAGAAACAGCTTGGACTGCGCAACCTGTCTCAGGAAGAAAAGAAATTCTATGAGGGATTTAAGGACGTGAAGCAGTCGATCACTGCGAACCAGATTGATATCATTCCGACAGAGATTATTGATCGTACACTGGATGATGTTAAGAAAGCATCGCCAATCCTGAAACTTGTAAATATGGCACCAGCAAATGTGAAGAAATGGATTGTAGCATCTCATTCAGGAGTTGCTGTGTGGGGTGCTCTTACGGATGCAATTAAAGGCGAACTGTCAGCCGAGATCACATCTCTGAACATTGAACTCCACATGTTGTCAGCATACCTTGTCATTCCGAAAGCAATCAGAGAGCTGTCTCTTGAATTCGTTGATCGCTATTTCATGGCGATCCTGTCTGAGGCTATGCAGGATGGACTTGTAAAAGGTTACCTTGATGGAGATGGAAAGACAGGTCCGATCGGAATCTTCCGTCAGATTGGAACAGTAGAGTCCGCCGGAACAAACAAAGCGAAAACTGTTCTCACGACGGTTACAAAATTCTCTCCGAAGGGACTTGCTCCGGTGAGAAAAACTCTTACTAATGATGGAAAACGTGTGGTTGATAAGCTCTATCTTATCTGCAATCCGTCAGACGAAGCAGAATATGTGGATCCATGCATGTATGGAGAGGCCATGACAGGCGGCTATGTCAACAAGTCATTCATTGACATCGAAAAAATTGTTGATGCTAACTGTCCGAAAGGAAAGGCTGCATTTACAATTGCTGGATACTACACAATGGGAACAACGGGTGTACGCGTAACCGAGTATGATCAGACGAAGGCAATGGAAAATGCCGACTTGATTATTGCAAACTGCTATGCAAATGGTCGTGCGGTTGATGACAATGTTGCAGTTGTCTTCGATGTTACAAAGCTCGAAGAGTATGTTCTTCCGGTGAATCAGGTAACAGTACCGAAACAGGCCTAAGCTAGAACAGGAGGCGGGACATGAATGAGAAAGAACTTGCCAGTCTTGTAGAAGAAATGCGGGAAGAGTTCCAGATCCCGCCATACTACGAGGACAAGCAACTTGCAAATTTGGCAAAAGAAGGTGAACACGCAGTTGGGAGATTGAATCCCGGCTGCAGTATCACAGAAGACTTGACCTATCGAATGCTATTAAAAAATTACATGTATTATGCTTACCATCATAGAGTCAGTGAGTTCATGGACAATTATTCCAGTATGATTTTGACCTGGCAGATGGAGACGGAGGTGGATGCAGATGGCAATGCCTGAGTATACAGACGGAGTCTTAGAACTGTATGAGATAACAGATGACGAATTGGAAGATTATCCGGAGGAGAAACTTAAGTACACCGGATTGCACATTTGGTATCGTGAGCTTGCAGTATATGACACGACAAGAGCCAAACTGTCAGCGGACAGCATTGAGGTGACTTATAAGATTGCAATACCGCAGTATAAGAAAATCAACAGTAAATGCATCTGCATTATCGATGAGGAACAGCATGAAATCTATAATGTTGCTCATACAACTACAAAAGATGGATTTAAGGAGTCGGAGCTGACATTGAAGACACCGGCATATGAAAGAGAGGTAATCGATGACACAGGAAGAACTGAGTGAGATCTTGCACGATATTGGCTGCCCTGTGAATGAGGGAGTCAGCAGCCTCAAAAATGAAAAGGTGTTTCCAAGAATTGATTACTGGGAGATTCTGTGGGAAGATACAATGGCATCCGGAGATGATTATGAGAATGAGATCACATGGCAGATTAGTTTTTACGCTAGAAAGCCACGCGATCCGAAACTGATCGCACTGAAAAACCGTCTGAATGAGCTTGGCTACCATCCGACCATTGCTCACGAATACGTGACAGAAGACCGTGTATGGCACTCTTATTTTTCAATAACAACTGATGGAGTGATTGGATGAGTAGCGAGATAACCTTTGACGGTGGAGGATTTGAAGATTTCGAGGAACTGTTGAAACAGTATTCCGAGAATGTAAGCTCTGACAAAGCACTTGACGCAGTGGAAGAGGGAGCGAAGGAGTTCGTTAATGACCTTCTTAGACTCCCAAAACCACGAAGTCAGATCACAAAAGCAGGGTATACGCATATCGTGAATACATTTGCACTGGAAAGAACTGACAGCGGAATCAAAGTTGGATGGGGCAAGTATTACGGTCCAATGCTTGAGCATGGAACCAGGAAGATGGCAGCAAGGGCACACTTGAAGCCACTCTTTGAAAGAAACAAAGAAAAATACTATAAGAAGATGGCAGAATCCATCTTCGGTTAGGAGGCTAATAAATGGCTATTAATACAAAAAAACCGGCTATGAAACAGACAGTCGGTGCACAGTATATGTGTTTTGCAAACACAACAGAGGGTGGAGAGTACGACGGTACTTACGAAGCTGATGTTGAAAAAACAGAAGTCGTTAAGAGTGTAAAGGTAACTGAGAACTCCGAGACAAGTGATGTGTATGCATCCGGAAAAATCTATGATTCAGATTCACCGATGTCCAGCATCGACATTGAGGTATCTGTGATCGCATTCCCGGACGATACAATATCCAAAATGCGCGGAGAGACAAAAGGAACAGGAGGACTTATCCTTGCCGGCGGAAAGAGCGAAAGACCATTCTTCGCTTATGGCAAGGTTGTAAAACTGAAAAACGGAAAATCTCGTTATGAGTGGTTCCCAAAATGCAAGCTTGTTGAGAACTCTGATGATATTGCAACATCTGAAGAAAAAGCAAGTGAGCAGACCGACACGATCAAGATTAGAGCATATCCGTTTGACGCAGCAGGAAACATCGTGAGCAAGGTCACAGAGTCCACGGCACCAGAAGGACTTACAGAAGAGAAGTTCTTCGCAAAACCGATTCTGACGGATGCAGACCTTACAACAGCAGTAGGAGCGTGATCGCATGAAATCCAAGCTGATTAATTAACAGACGGATCGAAATTAGAAGTAAAAGTTAATTTTTACACTTTATATCTAGTGAAAATGAATGGGATTGACAAAAAACTGGACGGAAGAACAGAGGAAGATCTGACCGAAGAGGAGAATGTCGAACTTGCAGGCAAACTAATCTATGTGATTCTTCGGTCAAACGGTCTCAAAGTAGACGAGGAAGAGGCAATGATGCTGACTCCGATGGATGCCGACAGCATCCGTGAGATTTTCGAGGAGTTTGAAAAAAGACTCAACGAATATAAAAAAAAAGAACAGGCGAAGAAGTCTGTTGCTCCAAGGACGAAGAAATCAGCGAAGTAATGGATATAAACTGGGCAGAATACATGGTCTCGGCGAGAAAGATGGGAATGAGCGAAGAGGAATTTTGGAACTCAGATCCCGTCTTTTTTAATGAGTGCCTAGAGGTATTCTGCGAACTAGAAAAAGCGAAAGGAGGGGATTTGATTGGGGAGTACTGATTTGAAAACTGTAGGCTTGACATTTAAAGCAGACGGAGCTGTTGACTTTAAGAAATCATTGACAGACGTAAATAATGCAGTGAACGAGAATAGGTCAGCATTTAAACTTGCGAAATCCGAGTGGGACAAAAGTACATCATCTGCTGAAAAGCTGAGAGCTACACAGGAATATCTGCAGAATCAGACAGAAGCGTACACGCAGAAAGTAGATAGGCTGACAGAAATCTTGAAAGCACAGGAGAACGCACAAGTGCGAGATGAAGCTGCTATCTCCAAAACAAGGCAGCAATTGGATAATGCGAAAGCATCTCTGAATAACTACAAGAGCGGACTTGAAGATGTAAACAAGAAGCTGGAAAGCGGTGCTGCGACACTGGAAGATTACTCCAAGAAGGTTAAGGACTTCAGCGATACCACCGGAAAGATTGGAAGTTCACTCACAAAGAATGTGACGGCCCCAGTTGCGGCAGCAGGCGCAGGCATCATGGCATCATGGGCGCAAGTCGATGAAGGAATGGACATCATCGTGCAGAAGACAGGAGCTACTGGCGATGCGCTGGAAGAAATGCAGGATTCCGCAAGAAATATCGCAAAAACCATTCCAACAGACTTTGCGACAGCTGGTTCTGCTGTTGGAGAGGTCAACACACGATTCCATCTCACAGGACAAGAACTGGAAGACTTATCGGCAAAGTTTGTTCGGTTCGCCGAATTAAATGATACAGACGTATCTTCTTCCGTTGATAACACTCAGAAAGTTATTGAGGCATTCAATCTGACAGCTGAAGATGCTGGCGCATTGCTCGACACAATGAACAAAGTCGGACAGGATACTGGAATCTCAATGGATACTCTATCCTCATCGATGGTGAGCAACGCAGCATCACTCAAGGAACTAGGGATGTCTGCAGCAGACGCTGCTACATTTCTCGGTCAGTGCGAGACGTCAGGAGTTGACACAAGTGCAGTTATGGCAGGACTTAAGAAAGCCCTTGTCAATGCATCAAAAGAGGGCAAGAGCATGAAAGATGCGCTGTCAGAACTGCAAGATACGATGGTTAATGCAGGGAGTTCTTCTGAGGCTTACAATGCTGCGGTTGAGCTGTTCGGAGCGAAAGCTGGTCCAGCACTCGCAGAGTTCTGCCAAAGTGGAAAGTTAAACTTTGACGAATTAGGCGCATCGCTCAATGATAACCTCGGAAGTGTCAACGATACGTTTGAAGCTACACTGGATCCGGCTGACCAGTTTAAGTTGACACTGAACGAATTGAAAGATGCTGGATTTGAAGTTGGAAATGCATTAGGACCAGTCCTTGCGGATTGTTTACATATTGTCACTCCGATTCTTCATGACATCATTGATGGTTGGAATTCACTGTCTCCTGGTACACAGGAAATGATAATCAAGTGTGCGCTGTTGGTTGCAGCACTAGGACCCGTCTTCAGTATAATCAGCAAGGTTTCTGGTGGCGTGTCCACTGTGATTGATGTCACATCAAAGCTAACGCCAACCATCAGTGGGGCAAAAACAGCCTTCGCAGCATTTAACGCAATTCTTATGGCAAATCCAATCTTTTTGGTTATCGCAGCAGTTGTTGCGTTGATTGCAATTTTTGCATTGTTATATACAAAGTGCGAGTGGTTCAGAGACGGAGTCAATGCGGTGTTTACATCGATTCGTGATTTCATCAAGGGAGTAATCGACAAAATCAAGGGATTTTTCAACTTTGAGTGGAAACTCCCCAAAATTAAACTTCCACATTTCAAAGCGAGTGGAGAATGGTCGCTTGTTCCGCCAAAAGTTCCAAAGTTTTCGGTTGACTGGTACGCAAACGGCGGTATTTTGAACAGCCCAACTATTTTCGGTATGAACGGAGATAGAGCAATGGGCGGTGGAGAAGCAGGAGCAGAGGCGGTTCTTCCAATTGACTTGCTGAAGACATACATCCGTGATGAGATGCAGACAAACAATGCTGTGCTTGCTCAGATGATTGCAGAGGCACTGTCAGAGCTGACATTTGTTATTGAAAATAACATTGCACTGGGCGATAAGAAGCTTGCAGAGATTCTTGCGGACGCGGTAATCAAGAAGATATCCTCCAGCGTGAAATGGAAGAAAGGAGCTGTGGGAGCATGATGGAAGTAGAATACAACGGAATATCAGGCTCAAGCATGGAGATCTATGCGAAAGAGCTTCCTTCAATGCCAACAGCAGTAAGAAAAGAATCTTCGATAGAAATACCGGGGAGTGATGGAACCATGTATCTGCTGGATGGGGGCTACGAATCAACAGAGATTAAGATATCATTCAATTTTATAGGAAAGAGTGAAGATTGGGAGAATCGTCTTGGAAAAGCACGAAAGTGGCTGTCGGGAAGAAATAAGAAGCTAAGACTTGGGACAGATCCAGGACATTTTTACAAAATCCTGAAAGTTCAGATGGACGAAGCAGAACATACAAGTGAGAGAATCTGCAATTTTACAGCAACCTTCACAACAAAGGATGGTCTGCGGTATCTGGACAAGGGACAGCATCCTCATTCGGCGGAAGAAGTGAAGAGGAATCCATACGAGATATCTTACCCAATTTACAAGATCTATGGAGAAGGAAGATGCAGCTTGATGGTCAATGGGAAGAGAATGGAAGCTGATGTTGGACAGAATCTGACGATTGATACAGACAGAAAGCTGGCTTACCGCGAAGATGGAACACTGAGCAATACAGCGGTATTTGGGGATTATGACGATCTTGTGCTACAGGAAGGAATGAATGATATAGCAATCACAGATGGATTCGAGCTGGAAGTGATTCCAAACTGGAGGTGCTTATGATTCAGATATACCGACAGGATAATATAGATTATAGGCATAATGGAGATATGACACTGCTTCCGGAAGAAGCCATTATTCATGTCATCCTCAATGGAGAATGGACAGCGAATATAGAACATCCGATTGACCTAGAAGGAAGATGGAAGTACATTGAGGAAAATGCAGTAGTGAAAATGCCGTCTTTTAATGGAATCCAACTATTTCGGATAAGAAGCAAAGAAAAGAAAGATTCGGGGGTAAGTGCAGAACTTACTCCTATTTTTATGGATGCTAAAGAAGATTGTTTCCTGGTAGATGTCAGACCAACAAACAAAAGTGGACAGGAGGCTCTGGACGTTATGACAGAGAAAACTCCGCAATATCAGGCAAAATCGGACATCAAGAAGGTATCAACAGCCTATTATCAGACGATGAACCTGATAGAGGCAATCAATGGAAGTGATGATAATGCATTTGTTTCCAGATGGGGCGGGGAAATCCTGTATGATAATTATCAAGTGATCATCAATGAAAAAGCAGGAGGAGACTATGGTGTACAGGTGATGTATGGAAAAAACATAGTTAAGGATGGCTTTTCAGAGATGGTAGACATGAGTGAAGTTGCTACAAGGATTGTTCCAAGATCTTACAATGGATATATGATCGAGGGAGACACACCGTGGGTGGACTCACCTCTGATTGAAAAATATCCGACAATACATTACAGAACAATGAAGTTCGAGGATGTGAAAATGCGTGAAGATGCGCAGGAGGATGACGAAGAGAACGGAGTGACAATATGTGAAACGCAGAAACAGCTAGAGGAAGCGTTGAAAAAGAAATGCCAGGAACAATATGACGAAGGTGTGGATAAGCCGAAAGTAACCATTGAAGCAGACATGGAGCTTCTGCAGAATACAGAACTATACGAAGATGTAAAAAGCCTGGAAATGGTATCACTAGGAGATACCGTGCACTGTAATCACTCAAAACTTGGAATTAAGTCAGATGCAAGAGTGATTGAGTTGGAATGGGATGCGGTTAGGAACAAGTTGACATTTGTGAAATTAGGAGAGTTTCAATACAATTTTTTGGACGATGCTTCTTCTGTAATGAGCCGGGTTGACAAGTCAATCCGTTCAGATGGAACTGTGATCGGGCAGCAGATCCAAGGAATCATCAATGGCGTTAAGGCCCAGATGAAAGCACAGTCTACGGTCGCAAAAAAGCAGACGGTAAGGGCAATTCTTTTTGAAGATCTTGATCCGAAGTCTGAAACGTTTGGTGCTATGTGTCTTGGAACATTGGGATTCGAGATCGCTTCAGAGCGCACAGCAGATGGAAGAGATTGGAAGTGGAGTACCTTCGGAACGGGACAGGGATTCTTCGCAGATTTCATCGTTGCAGGAACGATGCTGGCAGATAGAATCAAGGGTGGAACACTGATCCTGGGAGGAAAAGAGAATGGTGATGGCACCGCAAAGGTACTGGATGCGAATGGAAATACGGTTGTAGCATTGACAAATCAGGGAATTGTGGTAGACCATGCAGACGAAGGCGGCGTGTTGATCAGTAATGGATCAATATTTGTGAGAAACACAGAAGGAAAGACAGTGGGAATTGTACACTACCAGAATAATGGAGTGAGCATACAATCTTATGGCGGCAAATATGCCTCCGTGCTTGTGACGAATGAGGGAAATATAGCGTTGAATGCGGTCGGAAAGGTTTCTCTTTCGTGTGGAACATATAACATCGGAGGACAAGAGGCCAAAACAGGAAAGCTCGTCTTTTCGGATGGAACATATATCAACGTCAAAAATGGAAACATTGTTGGAGGAAACACAAAAGAAGGGAGCTTCTAAGTGAGCTGGACGATAGGAAACAAGTATCTGACGGAATCGCAGATGCAAGGAAACGCATTGGAGGTCTATAAATATTTCGCAGGAAAAGGATGGACGTTGAATGCGATCGGTGGGATTCTTGGAAACATGGAAAAAGAGTCTAACATTAATCCGGGACTCTGGCAGAGCCTGAAAGAAGGAAACTATTCTGGTGGCTTCGGATTGGTTCAGTGGACACCGGCCACCAACTATACGAACTGGGCAAACTCGAATGGATACGGAATTACGGATCCGGAAGGGCAGATGTATTGGATTGATGCACTGTCTGCATCAAGTGGTCAGTGGATTGCGACAAGTGCTTATTCAATGACATGGAGTGCATATAAGAACAGCAAAGAATCACCGGAATATCTCGCAAGCGCGTTTCTGAAGAACTTCGAACGAGCAGGAGTTGAGGTAGAATCCGAAAGACGGAGTGCAGCACGAAAATGGTACGACTATCTCGCAAAATATGCGGATGGGAGTCAGGTTATTGAAAAGGCAGTGGAATGGGCAATATCGATTGCGAATGATAACAGTCATGGATACGATCAGGCGCACAGAGACGGACCAGATTACGATTGTTCCTCATTAATATGCTGGGCATACTACAATGCAGGGCTGAATACGAGGCCAGGATACACACCAGCTACAGGAACAATGTATGATGTGTTTCTGGCAGCAGGCTTCAAGGATGTGACTTCACAGGTCAATCTAGCCACCGGATCAGGGCTGATCCGGGGAGATGTCCTGTTAAAACCAGGAAACCATACAGAAATGTCAATTGGGAATGGCCAGCTGGTTGCTGCTTCACAGAACGAATTCGGTGGAATTACCGGAGGACAGACCGGAGATCAGACCGGAAAAGAGATTCATGTGCATGGATACTATAACTTTCCGTGGAAGTATGTGCTGAGATATCCGGGAGGTGGAGTTGCACCGGTGCAAGGGTTGTATATCGTCAGATGGATTCCTGGATAAGGAGGAGAAAAGTGAACTATATAGAACGAGATGTCTATGTGCTGGAGAACAGGATTAAGGAAAAGATTGATTATGTAAGAGGGACGAATGCTCTCCCAATCTATTTCCATTTCCGGGATTATGAGATTCCGGAAGGGGCAACGGCAAAAGCATTCGTGTTGAAGCCGTCAAAAAAAGCAACATATAATGTATGCCCGATCATTGAGAATACCGTGAGGGTGATTGTAAAAGACCAGACATTCGCAGAACTTGGAAAAAGTGTGCTTCAGATTGTACTCACAACGGATGAGGAGAGGCTTGTAACATTCGATCAGCCGATAGAAGTACATCGGAATTTCAGTGAAGGAGATGTTCCGGAAAGCGAGAATGAAGCTGGATGGATAAACAACTTCATAAAAGGCATGGAAGAAGCTACAAAGCATGCTGAGAATGCTGCAAAGACAGCGGAAGAGATTAGTGAGACACTAACCCAAAAGCTACAAAATGGAGATTTCCGAGGAGCAACCGGAGCAACTGGCCCGCAGGGCGAACAGGGGATTCAGGGAGAACCAGGAAAAGACGGAGAAAATGGTCCAAGAGGTGATACCGGACCAGTTGGACCACAAGGGCCGGCAGGAAAAGATGCGAATGCAGTGATCACATCATTAGATCAGGGAGTATTTGCAATGTCGGTAGAATCAGGACATCTTATCCTGACATACGATTCATACGATACAGCCCCACCGTTGAAAATTGTGGATGGAAGATTGAAATATGTATTGGAGGTGACAGCATGATAAGAGTATATTTCGAAGAGGGAGAAAAAGAAAAGACTGCATACGGATTGACAGACTCCGACATTCAAGATCGGCAATGGACACTTGATCGCAGTATACGAAAGCTAGGAGGAATATACAATGGCAGCAAGACAGATTGATCTAGGACAGGTGGTTGGACCTACAGGACCAACCGGAACCAGAGGAAGCCGCTGGACACAGGGAACGGCAATCACGGGAACAAGCACAACGGCAACAGTATTTCCCAGTTCAGGAATCACAGATGCCATTGTGAACGACAATTACCTGAACACAGCAACTGGAAATACATATAGATGTACTGTAGGAGGAGCAGCGTCAGCAGCTAAGTGGGTATATACAGGAAATCTGAAAGGCCCACAGGGTGCAAAAGGAGCAACAGGCTCACAAGGACCAACTGGAGCAACTGGGCCAACCGGAGCAACCGGACCGAAAGGGGATCCGGGACCGACAGGTCCCACAGGTCCTCAGGGTCCAACAGGAAAAGTAGATGCTAATACACAGATAGCGTTCACAAAGGCATCAACGAGGGAGAATATAGCAAGCAATGAGAAGATGTCAACTATTCTCGGAAAGATCGCAAAGTACTTCGCAGATCTGGGAACGTCCGCATTCAGAGCAGTGGCAAACAACCTGACAACTTCAGCAGCAGGCGGTTATGTGTTGGATGCTTATCAGGGAAAAGTGCTAGATGGAAAGAAACTGAACATTGCAAATGTGATTAATAATTTGCTTACGACAGAGGCTGGGTATGCGTTGGATGCACGACAGGGGAAGATGATTGAGGACCAGATTACTGAATTAAATGGCAAATTAGAAGAAAAGGTGTATAGCATATCACAAGGAGGATCGCTTGCTATAAGAAACCAGCGTATCGCAAAAAAGAATAATCGAGTTTCTATTATGGCTGGGTTATATACAACTGGCCTTGGAAATGCCAATACTCGATATAACGGTGGATCAATTCCGGCTGAAATAGCACCGCCTGGAAGTGGAGCATTTCCTGCAATTGTAACGAAAGATAATTGGACACTTATAGGCATCGGATGTGTAATCATAGAAACGAATGGTGCTATAACTTATCAGATTAACTCTTCATTTCAGAAAGATACCTATATATGGTTAGATGTGTCCTATGATTTGTAGAAATTAATAACCTATAGCAATCCATCTACATTCAGCACCTGTTATTGCTGTTAAATTGCCGGTTCGTCCATATATATACATTTTTGAGGTACTCACGATATCTGTAGATACCATAAACGCTGGGATTGCACTTCCAGGATATTTTGCGCAAGCAATAGCAGTGTAAGATTTATCTGAAAATGGTATAGGAAATGTTATCGTTGCATACCCTTGCCCACCTGACGATGAACTTGGAAACGATCCTGTTCCCCATTGAACAATCAAACCATTTGCAAATTTACAGTGATTTTTACTTATGTCTATAATTGATTTGCCATTTAATTAAGGATTCCACTAGAAAGGAAAACAAATGAACATACTTTTTCTTAATCAAGAAAAACCAGTGATGGGAACTGTAACAGTTCAAGATCTCCATCACGTGAAAATCAAGGGTGCATCACAGAATCTGTCAGGTTTTCACCTTGTGACAGATGATGGACAGGCTTATGGAAAATATGAAGCATATACCACATTGTACAGAACAATAGAAGACGGATACATTCTGTCAGATGATGGAAGTGTATATGTAGAGCCGGATCCAGAGCCAGAACCGGAGCCATATGTTCCAACATTAGAAGAGATCCAGGAAGCGAAAGTAAATGAGATGAATGCAGCGCAGCAGGCTGTGATAGCGGAAGGTGTGGATGTGGTGCTTACAGATGGAAGTACGGAGCATTTCACATTAACGGAGAGAGATCAGACGAGCCTTGTAGGATTGCAGGGACAAGTGGCAGCAGGAGAGCAGAACATTCCGTGGCATACTTCAGATGAAGAGGAACATTGCAAGTTCTATAGCAATGCGGATATGGCTAAAATTACTGCAACGGCAATGGAATATGTAACATGGCACGTTACATATTTCAGAGATTTGAGAATCTATATCAGAGCATTGACAGAAATCGAAGAAGTAGAAAAGGTAACTTATGGAATGACTATTCCGGAAGAATATCAATCAGAGCCACTGAAAACAATGGTTGCGGCTCAAAACGTATGAAATGGGTAAGACCGCTGATTCTATTCGGAATTGGCGGAACCATCTATGTATTAATTGAACTGATCGCCAGAGGTAGAAGCCACTGGACAATGTTCTTCGTGGGGGGATTAGCATTCTATCTGATTGGATGTATCAATGAGCATAAGAAAAAAGAGATTCTGATGCGGTGGCAGATGGCAGCAGGAGCAGGGATTATAACAGGTCTAGAACTGATTTCCGGGATCATAGTGAACATTATATTAGGATGGAATGTATGGGACTACAGCACTCTCCCAGGAAATCTGCTTGGACAGATTTGCCCACAGTTCACGGTGCTGTGGTTCTTTCTGTCAGCTGTGGCTGTCTATCTGGATGATTGGATAAGATACTTACTGTGGGGAGAAAAACGGCCAAAATATAAATTTTAGAAAGGAAGGATTGAAATGATGGATAAGATTATCACATTGCTGTCAAGCAATTCATTTGTAAAAATTTTGCTGATAGCGGTCGCCTTAGATACGATACTTGGTGTACTCAGAGCGATTAAAGAACACAAATTCAACAGCTGCGTAGGAATCGACGGAGCAATTCGGAAAGCAGGAATGCTCTTGTCGGTATGCTTCCTTATGGCAACGGATGTGATCATGCATATTAATGTATTAAGCATGGTACCTGAGGAATATGTACAGATTCTTGGAATTGATAAGATGGGAATCTGCGAATTCTTTAGTCTATTATTCATATTGTACGAACTGGTTAGCATCCTCAAGAATATGACATTATGCGGACTTCCAGTACCGACCAAAATCAAGAAATGGATTCAGAAATTCCTCGATGATATGACAGAAGAGCTTCCGGAAGAAGCAGTCCAGGAATTGCACCAGTGCAAGAAAGGAGAAGAATCATGACAGAACAGACAATTAAAGAAACAATTAAGAGTTTCGCTTACGGACTTTCAGCGAAAGAAATCTCGGACAATGAGGGAACATCACTGGAAACTATGGAAAAATTTGCAGAGGAACACGCAACGGAGATCGAGCAGAAGAAAGCAGAACTGAAAGAAGGTGGATGGTATAAGTAAACTTATCATTGATGTATCTTACCACAACGGAGTCATTAACTGGGAGAAAGTAAAGGCATCTGGTTGTGCTGGGGCCATCCTCCGCTGCGGCTATGGTGATGATATCGCATCACAGGACGATAAACAGTGGATTCGTAATCTTGCAGAGTGCGAGAGACTTGGAATTCCAGTTGGAGTCTATCTGTACAGCTACGCTATTTGCGACAGACAGGCGAAATCAGAGCTTGAGCATATTCTCAGATTGATTAAAGGTCATACATTCCAGTTGCCTATCTTCATTGATGTGGAAGAGCCGGGAACACAGAACTATGCTCCTAGATGCTGCGAGATTGTCTGTGAAGGACTTAAAGCAGCTGGATATACTCCGGGAATCTACGCATCCTTAAGCTGGTTCAACAACTATCTTGGCAGTGTTCGCGGAAAATATGTTGAGTGGATGGCAAGATACAAGAATCTTCCGGAAGATACATACAAAGGTCAGTATGCTATTTGGCAGTATGCTTCTGATGGACAGGTAGATGGAGTCAGTGGAAGAGTAGACGTCAACCATTGCTACATGGAGCTTGGTGGAAGTGTTGCACCGGCAACACCGTCTAAACCAGCAGAGAAGAAAGACTTAGGACAGGTCGATATCACATATCAGGCTTTCACAGACAGATGGTGGCCGCCAGTAGTTAATAAAATTGACTGGGCTGGAAAAGGTGATAATGTCTCAATCAAATGGCTTGCTATCAAGGTAAGCAAGGGAAGTATCCGCTGCCGAGTATACACAAGAAAGAATGGTTGGTTGCCATACCTCACATTCGGTAATAGCTATGATCTGAATGATAAGAAGAATGGAATCCTCGGAGATGGTTCAGAGATTCTTGCAGTTGAGCTGTACTACATTACACCGGAAGGATATAAGTACAAGATGGTTCACTACAGAGTTTCTGTGCAGAATAACAAGAACTTCTACGCAGATCAGGTCGATACACTGAAAGCGAGCGGTATGGATGGATTCGCCGGAGATAAGAAGAGGCCTGTTGATAAGTTTCAGGCATGGATTGAGTAAGAAGATAAAGTGAAACAATAGTGAAAAGTGTGTGTAATAAGATACCCTCAGAGTTAAACTCTGGGGGCTCCTTTTTATTTCAAAAAAACACTGAAAACAGTGTTGACAATACACCGAAAATGGTGTATTATATAGTTGTAACAAAGAAGAGCACATGAAAAGGAGAAAGACCATGACAGTAGAGGAAATCAGAAATTTAATCAGTGAAGCAGAATATGATTACATTGGAATCAGAGCAGATAGCAGAGATTATCAGATTGGTGAAGTGATGGATAACTCACATCAGCTCTTCCAGGATCCTCAGTATACAGACTTTGAATGTACAGAGTTGTTATATCCATACATTTCAGAAGGTCCTTATACCGGATTCTATGATGGCGGAGAACTTGATGGCACATGTGCACTTGAAGTATCTGAGAGCAATATCGAAGAAATGATTGAAAGAGTAACGTCATATGGAAACAAATATTATTTGATTGGTGGAAACTCAATGGAATACGGAAATGACGATGACGAGATTATTATTAATGATGCAGAAGTGATTGCAAGAATATAGAGGAGAAAATA